CGTTTTTCGCAATCACAACTGCGTTCCAGTCAGCAAGAGTGGTCCCGTTTGTTCTAACCTTGGCGTAGAACATATAGCGGCCAATCGTTACGGGAGTGTACCTACCCACGTTTGTAGTGATATCTAGCCCGCCTAAAGGATCATATTCAGCCGTGTTAAAGGCGACCCTGACCGTGGAGTTAGTCGCAATCGCCTGGTCAGTCGTTTGTCTGCTTGCTCTTAGGACAGCGGTTGCCTGAGAGATATTTGCCGTATTAGTCGCAGAGCCGAAAAACAGTCCTGCAACCCGAAAGGCAGCCGCAGATGCCGAGGTAGAGATGAATCTAACCGAGGTGATCCCCGTACAAGGTGCGTTTAAGGAAAAGGCGGTATTCGCTAGAGCGTTAGTTAGCTGGACTTCAGTCGTGGTTGTTCCAACGATTTGTGCCTTATAAAGGGAGGCGTCCCCTAGAAATGTCCCCTTAAATTCGCAGCTCTGAGTGAGGCTCGAAGACTGAGGATAGATATCAAAGGTATAGGTCTGGCCGCTTGCGTTTGCGTCAATCGCAAAGTCAGCCCCCACTAACGCACTAATTGGAGTCGTCGTATTTCTAAGAAGAGATCCACCCGATGCCGTAACGTACTGAGTGTTTCTTAATGCATCAGGATTCTTTAAGTAGTTAGTAACCCCGGTCCCGTTTCTAAGCCTTAAGCCCTCGATAATCCCGGTCCCAGTCTGCGCGTGGGCCTGGCCCAGTAAAAGAAGAGATAAAAGTAATAGTGTTTTCATTAATTGCTCCAACTTACTTCTGACCAAACAGTTCCATTCCAGCGGAGGCTAAGAACGTTTCCGGCTCCTAGCTCACGAGGCTGAACGAGTCTAAGTCCGTTTCCAGTCTCAAAAAGAACCGAGTTAGTATCGCTTGTCCCAATAATAGTCATTCTCTGACCGTCAGTGTTTCCGGCAGATATTTGAGGGTTAGCTGTAATATCTACAAACCCTCCGGAGCCAGCGACATAAATATCAATGTCCCGAATCTCAGTTGAGATCTGTACCCCTGTCCCAGCCACGATCGCACTTGGAGCGCCAAGGGTTCCGGTTACTAGACGCCCTGCTCCACTTCCCGACCCGCCCACAGTAAACCAGCGAGTTGCGGCCCCGTCGTAAATAAACTTAACCGATTGGTTAGCGCCAAGACTTAAGGCCGTAGCATTCGGGAGCGTGAAACGGTTAGCGGAGGTTGCTGATCCCGACTCATGGTTAATCGTTATTGGAGACGCAGTGCCGTTTTGAAGAATAATCTCTCTACCGTCTGTAGCGGCTACCGCTCCGTTAATTGTGGTTACGGTTGAAGTCACCTTAACGTAGGGACTTGTCGTATCGAGAGCGTTTACGGTCGCTCCTGAGGACTCATTTCGTCTCGTATAGTTAACTCCCGTTACCGCCTGAATCGCCCCGTTAAAGGTCTTAACTCCAGCAAGAGTTTGAGCCCCCGTAGTCACAACCCCTCTAGCGGTCGCCGATGCATCAGGAAGGTTTAAGACAACCGAGTTAGCAGCATTAGTAACCGCAAAATCAGTCCCGGCCGTCCCCACAGAAAGGGTTTTATATTCAGGAGCGGTACCGGCAGCATTTGTTCCGAATAACTGGTTTGCTGTCCCGTTTGAGGCAGATAAAACCCCACCCGTTGCAATCACGTTTCCAGAAAAAGCGCCTAGCGTTAAACCGCCAAAAGTAGGCGTTGCCGCAGAGTGAATATTTTGAGGAAGAGATAGAGTGATCGAATTAGGTCCGTTTGCGACGTTTACCTGGTTAGTCGTACCAGTCAGGTTAGAGAGAGCTAGACCCGATCCGGTTGCGCCAATAAGAAGTTGGCCATCCGTAGCCGCAGACGTGTTAACCCCTGTCCCGCCGTTTGCAGTGGGAAGGACGCCCGAGACTTCCGTTGTCAAACTTACAGGCCCGCTTGTAAGCGCCGTGCCGTTAGACTTAACCACTCCGGCCGCAGGCACGGTCGCAACCGTTCCTGATGCAGGAAAAGTGGCACTGGAGTTAATCCCAGTGCCACCCCTGGAGGCCGCAAGCTGAGCCTCGCTTGCCATTACCCCTGAACCATTATTTATAAGGACATGGTTAGCGGTGCCGCTTGCTAGCTTAGCTCTATCAATCGCTGCCGACGCCGAAACGTCCGCATTCGCAAGTAACGAACTCGATAAAACTCCCGTACTCGAAGACTTAACAACCCCTGTACCCAGGAAAGAGAATGTCGCTCCCGTTCCAAGATATAAAGCTCTCCACTGATTAGTCCCGCTTCCTAGATCGATTGAATTGGTCACCCCAGGAAGAAGAGTCTGATTGACCGCAGTAGGACTTGTTAAGTTTGAAAGAGACTGGTTAGCCGCCGTTAAGGGCGCCCAGACAGGAACCCCGCCAGAGACAGTTAAGATATCGCCCGTGGATCCAATAGCCCTACGCGCACCCGTTCCGCTGTTATCGGACGAGTAAATAATATCTCCCGTCGTAGTCATCGGATTCGTAAAACCTGCTGGGTTATTTCTCCAGGCTGGCTGTCCCAGGTAAGAAGTTAGAACCTGGCTAGGTGCCCCAATTCCAAGACGGGTCGTAACCCCGCCCGAGCGGATAATGATATCCCCGTCAGTCGTCATTGGGTCAGGAAAGCCTGAGACTTTGGCGTTATTTATTGTGGTTTGGTTTTGGAGTTTTCCAAAGCCAGACAAAATTGTATCCGCTGCCGTAACAGATCCGCCAACTCCGGTGTTAAGTCCCGTAAGTACTTTGCCAACAACCGCTGAGTTTGAAAGTGTAACAGACGCGGCGCCAGGTCCGGACGCAGTAGCCTCACCCGTAAGGCTCGTAATGTAGCTGCCAGGGTTCGCTTTCGCTGCAAAAGCTGTAAAATCGGCAGCACTAAGATATCCCGATTGAGACGCGCTACTTTGCGGAAGCGAAAAGGAGCCAGTGCCAGAATTGAAACTAAGAGGACTAGTTGCAGATAAAGCAGCACGTACCCGGGCATCGCTAAAATATAAATTAGAGCCTTCAGGAACGTTAGAAGTAGTGAGAGGAGTTGAGACATAGCTTGTGCCGTTCGATACCAGAGTAGTACCGTTTGCGCCAATGGAAGTTAATCCGGTACCCCCCAAAGTAACAGGGAGAGAGAGACTGGAGGAAAGGACCCCACTGTTATCGTTAACCGCGACAGAATTAGGAGTGCCAGAAGCCAGTTTAGCGCGACTAATAGCCGCCGATCCACTAACATCCGCGTCCACCACTAAGGAAGAGGAAAACACCCCCCCCGATGAGGAGTGGACAACCCCAAGACCCATAGACGGGACCGTGAGAGTGCCCGCAATATTCGCATTCCGACCGATCCATAAATCCCTCCACTTAGCTACCGAAGACCCAAGATCATATGCATTATTAGTGTCAGGAACCGCAGCACCTGAAAACGATGACGTTTCAATGGGTGTGGGCTCCCCCATGAAACACTTATCCACATAAACCGTCACAGAATTAGACTGAGAACGAAGTCTAATTTGTACGTTCTTAACTGTAGCCGGATAAGTAAAGGTTAGCTTCTGAGCCGTAAAGACCGAACTCGGCGTAATGGTAGCAGACGCCAAAACAGCACTGTCCGTAAAGTTATAAGCCTCTAAAACCGTATCTGAGGCCAAAGTCTTAGTGTTGCAATATGCAACACCCGGAACCGAGACAAGCCCATAGCTCATCGGAGCTGACTGGGAACGTAAGATCTGACCCGCTAGAGTCGGATCCCAGGAGCCACCCCGAATGCCTTGAGAGAATAGACCGCTTGAGGTTTGGTACTGAAAGCTCCCACCCGTCGCCTCCCAGCCGTAAGAGACCCTTTCAAAGCCTGGGTTAATGACTAGGTTCTCTTGCCCGTCATTCTCAATTACAGCCCCTGTTTGAAGCTGAAAACCCCTAGCGGTTGTCGCACGCGCATAGGGAGAGGACTCAATAACTGCTTGGCCATGCGCCAAAGAACCCATGAAAACCAAGAGTGAGAGAATCATAAGTTACCCCAAGAAATTGATATAAAGCGTGCCCGTGCTTACAGCTGCCGGAGTGCCTCCAGGAATGGTGTAGGCTCTTAGATAAAGATTAGTCCCAATACTAAACTGAATCGGAACATACTGAATCGTTCCGTTAGTTCCCGATGGGAAAATAATCACTTCCTCAGACTCATTTCCCGTAGCGCCCGTTCCTAAGCGTAAAGGAGCCGTACCGGTATAAAAAATCTCAGCAAAGTTAGCAGAAAAAGGGGCGTTAGAAATAATCTGTGTGTAAGCGACGGGGACTGACTGAGCCGCTAGGTCGCGGCTAAAGACACCCTTATACTTAGTATTTTGAATCATGGTCTACTCCTCAATGATTTTAGTTTCGTCTACGTCATCGATATCATCAAGGATTAATGGAGCGCTATCATCCGTTAAGGTCGTGTATTCCACTCCCTCAATCGTTTTTATCTTGTCTAGATGTTCAAGCAGTTTCTTGACGGTTGAGTCTTCCTTGACCTCAACGCGCTGAAGGGCTGTTCCTAAGACCCGGTCTACGATCGTGTTTGCCGCCTTGAGACGAACGGCCTCTTTTTCGCCGTTTCTCATCACGTCCGTAATCGTATCAATCGCCTCTCCGATCAGGTCATTGAACCTGGCCATGGGGCTATTGTTAATAAAGTAGTTAGTGAATTTGTTTGAGAACTCCTGGACCTTCGGCGCCGACATGACGGACCGAATTGAGGAAGGTGACAACCCCGTGACTTTGGCGACCTCCTCAACCGTGTGGCCGGTTGAAATCATAATCGACACAAGCTTTAGCGTCGGATTTCCGGCGGGCAGTTCATCTAAGAGTTCAAGGGGTAGGAATGGCTTTAGATTAGACACCCCTTAAGGGTTACACAAGAAGAGTTGCCCCGTCCATAGGGCCCAGACGAAACGGGTTAGTTACCGAGAGGGAGAACTTGAATCACACGGGCTGGCTTATACTCAGCCCCCATAGGCTGGACCATGTACATATTCGTCCCACCGTCTAGCTTTTGAACACGCACCGTCTCCATTTGGAGAGGTGGAGCCGGGACGATGAAGCGCTGATTCTGCGCATTCATGTTATTGATAAACGCTTGGTTATTAAACTGAGCATTCGCATCAAGAGTAAACAAACTAATAAGGACTAATATTGTTTTCATGAATAAGAATATAGCAGAGTTCGGGATGGCTGAATAGTTGTGTCATTTGCTACCACCCTCCATCGTGTTTGCGTGCTTCCATAGTCGGCCACGGCTTAGCGTTTTTAGCTATTTCTTGGATTTCGGAGTCTGCCTTGGTCTCGGTCCAGACGATTGGATCCAAAATAACCACTCTACCGGCTTTAATTTCTGCATCAACGTAGGCTTTAATATCTTTATCTTGGGCAAACTGGTCGTAGTTCTTTTGGGTTATTATGGTCATTATATTGCCTCATCGACGTGCTCGCTCAACTTGTCCAGCTTTTCGCTGAAAACTCCCAGCGACATTCTGGTATGGTGACCGTATAGACCGCTTATAATACGACCCATGACAAGGTAACGCTTGCGGCCGTGATCGTCGGTATCTTCAGGGAATAACTTCGAGACTTCAACGTGCACGAGTTTCTCAGCTTCTTGATAAATACGCTCAACGTGACGCGCTAGTTCCTCGGTGGTCATTTGTCGTCTCCTAGCGCCTTCCAGGCCTCTTTAGCCACCGCACCGTCTAGATCGCCGTAATAGGTTAAGGCGCTTTTATATTTCTCAATTGTATCGAGAAGTTCGAGGACGGTGGCGGGGTTTGCGGCTGCAATATACCTTCCGTCGTTATCAGAGATAGGAACATCCGACTCTTCTTGCTTTACAAAACATTCCGGAGTTTCGATTGTCCAGTCCTCATAAAACGTGGCTGGCGAATATCTCCACGGCCCCGGCGTCGCCCGTTTCGCAATCTCCCTTAGCTCATTTAGTTTTTGTTGGTTCATTCCAGCACCTCAGTCGCCACGATTTTCCATCGTTTCCCAGCCATTTTATTCGGCACAGCGATAGCTAATTTCGTGCCCACAATGCAGTCCAGCTCCACAACTTCAGGCTTCTTTGGTTCGGGTTTGATTTCCCAGTCATCCGAAATAGCGGCTTCAAGATGGATGCTTTCAAGCTGCACAGTGTCTCTTGTGATGCCGGGCGTTCTAGTGAACCATAAGGCTGTACCGGCGCGACGAAACGGCCTTCCACTATTCACCGCCTCCGCTAACGAAAGCCCCGTAGTCTTTGGTTCAGGCCGATGCTGAGCGTGAAGCTTCCAGTCGGTGTGATCGGTGGATGATGTCGCGCACTTATCGCACCACGGCGTTCTTATTCCAGGCGTACATTTACACATATTGTTTCGTCTCCGCCTTAGAACAGCAAAATCGCCACGGGTACCACCATGCTTTACAGTATGGGCAAGTCATTTCCGATTCCCCTCCACATAGGATTTGAGCCAGTTAGCACCGTGCCAAAATTCATCCTCACCATTATAGGCCGGGTTACCCGTTATTAAGGATGCGCGTTCTTTCGAGGCGGCTAGAATCTGTTCGTCTGTCGGCCACGGCATCGGCCGGGAGCGCTCCTCCCGAATAGCCTGCTCAATCTTTTCCTCAATAATTCGGACATAGTTGATTAGGTCTGCCGTTATTGTTTCAGATATTTCTTGAAGGGACTTCATTTTGTCTGGAAACATTTTCTTTAACTCTTCTTTCGTAAGCCACTTTACTTCATTGCCGACAGGATCCATAAAACACCCAGGAAAATAAACGCAACGCCGGTTCCAACCTGAATTAGTGGGGAGATCATTTCGTAACTCCCAAGCGGGTTTTGAGCCAGTCGTGACAAGAAAGAAAACCCAGCCGAAAAACCATATGGACCTCGCTATCAGAATTAGTTGAAAAGCTTCTGGCTTCGTGCACGGCCTGTTCTTGGGTTGGAAAATCCAAAGCCCGCGCCTCTCGGATAGCGTCGGCGATATTGTTCCGTAAGTAAGTGACCGCGAGGGGTGAGAGATCCATTAGTCCTAATATGCGGTCAGCGGTTTCTTCCGGACTCGCCGTCTGTTTAGGTTTTGGGGGGTTCATTTTTAATCTCCTCTCCAAACTCGGCTAGCAGATCCCATCCGTCGTCTGGATCGATGCCTAACTGTCCGCATGCAATATGGTAGGAGGCCATTTCGCCCGATCCTGCCTCTTCGTTTTCATTCCATAGATCCATAAGTCGGTCGTTTAATATTTTGCGGTCTTCTTTTTTAGTTGGTAATTTCATTTCCCCAAAGCCTTTCGGGCAATATCAAAGCTAAGGGATCTCACTCCGTAGTCAGTGAACCCTTTATTGTCACTACACGTTCGAATCTTCTCGAGTGCCTCTCTCAGACGAAGTATCTCAGCGACGTAGACTTTGATTCTTTCTGGATTGAACCGCGAAACATGGTTTGCTGTAGCGACACCGTTGCAAACTCTGATGAAGGCCCCGGCCGACTGCGACGTCACCAACCATTCGATGTCAGCGTCCTTAAGGAACCACAGCCCCGGCGTCGCCTTAATTGCAATCTCTAGATCCTTGGCTAATTCTTCGGGGGTGATCATTTCTTTTCCCACCAGATAACTTTGCGGAAGCCGATAGCGCCTTTGACCTTCAAAGCAGCAGCAGCGCTTTCGTAAAGATCATGTTGCACCCAGGACAATACGCTAACCGCCCTGATGACGGCGTAATACCCCACCCTCTTCCTAAACCGAGGCGACTTTTTAAGGAGTTTTAGGGAGGGGCGTTGGCCATTAATGTAAACACCGTTCGGCTGAAAGAATGCGGTCTGTTCGTCCCCGTCGTTGTCGGTGTACTCAACGCGGACATACATATGGTCTGATTCGGTAACCTCGGCCTTGATCCCCAGCCAAGAAACGCGGTCTCCAACCTTGAATGTTTGGGTCATTTCTTGACTCCACTTAAATCCATTGGCTCTACAAGAAGCGCTAGCGCAACTTCCCGCCACTCGTCTTCAAGACGGGTACTTATATCAACCAAATAAATAAACGGACGTTCGTAAAATTTGTCATCTTTACGGAACCTAAGCGCCACGTAGCCGTCCGTACCCCAAGAAAATATTCTTCTAAGTTCAACATCAATCCCGTGCTTATAAGCCCAAAGGAATACAATGGGCATGACTTGGCTGAACTCTTTTTCTATTTCTTCGGTCATTCACTCACTCCTCAAAAAGGGCGTCCGGGGAAGTAAATTGATCTCGCACCGCACCGGCTAACCCCGCGTGGCTAGGGCGCTCACGGGCTGTCGCGCCAATTACCCACTCGCGTGTCCTTCCACGCCGCTGCATGTAACTTACTTTTTCTTCTTATTTTCAGCTCGCGCAATCTTATCGACCTTTTTGCAGACATTTTTCGTAATCGCTAGGTCTATCTCAAAGCCAGTGCCTTCGTAGTAATACCGCTCTGCCCATATCTGGCACATAACCGAAAGTACTTCCCGGACGTTCCCAATGGAAACGGAGACTTTCTTTCCTTCTTTTTTTGCAATTAAACTCGCTAACTCATTCATGGTCATATTCCCCCCTGTCTACCCCGACTCACCCCAATATTCAAGCCCATGACACACTATTTACTCTACCTCGGTTGTGTAGTAAACTCAGAGTATGGCAACCAAAGTAAACGTATCAAGATTACTAGACGGCAATATCGTTATTGAGGCGACCTATGAGCGGGTAACGAAAGAGTTCGAGATGCAAGTTGTTTTAGTTGAATATAGTATATTTAAGGAATTAGAGAGAATGGATCCGGAAACCGGGGCCCTAACTGAGGAGCTACCCGAGGCACGCGTCAAGAAGATATGGGACTCTAACTCCCTAGAGCTTTGGAGCGAGGCGGCTGAGGAACTTATGGGGGAGGAGGCTTTTAAATGATTAAAAAATACACCGTAGACACCAGAGATAAGGAAACGGGGCTAATGGTTTCAACCGAGGTTTTTACCACTCCCGAGGACGCTGCCTTGCGCGCCGAAGACAAGGCGAAAAGCGTTCCAGATTGCTATTTCGTTGAAACGGGGGTTTGCTTCGAATGAGTTACGCAAGATATTTAGCCGACCCGGATGCGCTTGTTGACGCTCTAAAGGTCTATCAAAAAAAGATCTCAAATGGAATTTATGGCAGCGACTACGACTATGACGACTGCTACGAGCAAATAGTGGGTGCGGGGCGTGTAATTGACAAAATCAGGAACGGTTGTCCTGAAGAAAAACTCGCCGCAGATCTTCAAGATATACACGAATACTGGGTGAACGATTACCAGTGGCGCTACGATAATCAGGGGAAGCGTATTGCTGCCCTTGCCACTGGAATAGTTTATATCCAAGAAGAGGAAACCTTCAAATGACCCACCTACTACCCCTCACCCTCGGAACCCTGGCAAGTTTAGGTCTACTCGCGGCCAGCTACTCTTTAACGCTTCTAGCCAACTTGTAAGCTAGCCTTCTGAGTCGCCACAATCTGCCACTCCTTTCGGTCAAGCCTCCGCATTATATCAGGAGAGAGTACAACCACACACTCCTTGCCCGCATAAAACCCTTCTGTGTCCCGAACGTGAAAACTTGCCTCAAACTCAAGCACAGTCGGCTCTTCTCTTACTTCCATTAAAACCGCCTTAACCCAATTCATCTTGTCCGGACTCGTTTGAAATTCCTGCGTGCCGTCTAGCTTCTTAAATATTCTGTAGTACTCACTCATAAGAACCCACTCACTATAGCGCCTATCAAGAATATTCAACTGACCAGTTTGCTCGGACTTGAGGTTTTGAAATATGAAAAATTTTTGGGGGGGAGGCTAATCCCCATCCTCCAAATCTTCCGCTATACTCCTTAACGCTTCAATCGCATTTCCAAGAACACTATATCCCGTCTCTAAATACTTCTTGGCCTCAAAATACTCACTCTCCCCATGCTTCAAATAATACTTAGGCGCTACCTCTATCTCCGCTAAAGCCCCACGCATACTTGCCTTTAAGGATACTAACTCACCAAAAGCGTCCGAAAGCTCCCTTATTTTATAATGGCCAAATCCCGCTTTACTTAGAATCACTTCAGTTTTCTTTTGTAGTTTCATATTTTACATGCAGCCTATGTAATATATGTGTTTTTGAAAATGGAAAAATTTTCTGGGTGAACACTACAACTTCGGACGAGGTCAAGCAACACTAGCATGTGGGTCAACGACTCTAATTGAATCAACTGATCTAATTGGCCCCCCCCTATCAACTGTATTCATTTAGGGGGTATGGTTAAACGATATTCGTTGATCAACTAAACTAGTAGCGCATTAATATTCCTAATGCATGACAATGGGTCAACTATATTGATTACCTGAATGCTGATGAATATTTGGCGTGGCTGTGGTATACTAAAGTGACGTCTACTCTATAAACTAAATTCGTTTACCTGACCCCCCTAGGTCGCGTGAGGTTGGGGGGGCTATCAGGAAGGGGTCATTTAAGCTCGATAATTGAGCTCTTCCAGACCTTAACTACCGAGCCACTGAGGAAAGTCAGCTCAGCGGTCTCCCTATGGCCCAGCTTAGGCCCAGAAACGACCGCTACAAGCATCGACATCGAGAACTTGATCTGAGCCCCGTCCAGTGTCTTGGCCATTTTGAGCCTAACTGAGGCCCTGTAGTTGTATTGCCAGTTATATTTACCTGAAATCAAACCATCATTTGAATATTCTTCCATATTTACATCCTTTTCGTTTAACAATTGGTTCAATTTAGTTCCAAAAACGACTTTTTGGCACCGAAAATGAACACTTCTTACACTAAAATCACCGCGCAACACTTGACTAAAACGCTTTTTTACATTGTTAACCTCCTTCAACCCATGATCAGGACATAGTTCGGACATCTTCCGGACATCATAAACCTATATATATATGATATTATTATATTAAGAGAATCGTGTCCGATTATGCAGTTACTTTTAGTTATATTTAGAAGTATCTAGACATGCGATCGGACACCATCATTTTTCACACATTTGAACAATTACAATAACTTAAAAAGTTATCATGTCCGAACGGTGTCCTATTGATGGGGTGTTAAAGGAGCCTTGGCGGCTTAATTCCCCGATCAATATAGTATGACTTTCGTTGCGCGGGGGTCATATAATACACAGACGGGTTACGTTTCCCCGCTGGAGTAGCGCCTGGCATCTTAATCACCTCTCGTGCGGTCTCAAGGTTCTTTAGAGCGACCTGGAATTCCTTCTTGTGGGCTAACTTCTTGTTTAAGGCAGACGCTTGGATGCCGTAGGGACCGGAGGTTGCGACTCTTGTTCTAATTGCCTCAAGGACTGAGTCGTAGTCGTTTCCGATTGAGCCTAAGGCCTCCATCTTGTCAAAGACAGACGAGAAGCAGGCAAGCGTTATGGCCTGTCCCCACTGGACTGAGTCAATCTGGATCTCCTCTCTTAGTTCGCCTGAGAAGATTAGAGAGAGGTGATCAAGGAGAGCCAGCCTGGCTGCGTTTTCCCTCATTCGGTTATAGAAAGAGGCAATCCACTGGCCGGAAACGGCGGCTGCTTTGGCTTGGTACTCTAGAGCGAAGTCGTTTGATTCTGACTGCGCCTCCCGACTAAAGGAGAAGGTTAGGGGCTTGTCATCAACGATTAGGTTCTTATGCTTTCTTTGCATTTCCGATCTTAGCCGCGAGATCTGAGAGAAACAGGAGGCGGTTTGCTTTAAGATCGCTTCCTCCTTTTCGGGAGGAAAAGAATAGCCAACCCGGGTTAGGTCTAGCTTTCGTTTTTCACAGTTAAAAAAGAGCATTCGAGCAAATAGACCATTACTCATCATGATCGGCTTAACTGACTTTGAGAAGCTTGCCGGAGTGGTTAGCCCAAGAAGTGAGAAGTGAGGGTTTTCGATCTCCTTCACAGACGCTCCCTCGGTAGCGGCGTTTGTACCCCCGAGAGTTGAATCAGCGCTTGACCATGCGTCCATTAGGTAATCTTGAAGCTCGATCATGTGGATCGAGGCCTTCTCAGACGACATGGCTAGAAACAGGCTTTGAACCTCATCCTGGAAATCAAGCTTGATCGGGTTTTTTGAAAGCTCCTTTAAGAAGGCTGAGCCTGATTTCCATTTGTTTGTGTTTAAGATCCCCTTACCTTTTAGAAGCTTCTTTAAGGCAACCTTTGGCGCGTTCTTTCCAAACCCAGAATCAGCAAGCCCGATCATGTAAATGTTAGGCGTGATGGTTAGTCCCGTCTCGCCCTCAAAGGCAAGATTGGCAAAGAACTTCCTGCCCGCAACCGAGGACATAAAGGCAATGGAGCTAGCGATTGCAAGTGGTGAGGTTGCTTCCTTCTGAGAGGAGTGCATCTGGACAAACTCAAAGACGTCCCGCATAACGCCGCGAGGCTGAACGAAATCAATTGATACCGGACGATAAGAAGAGGCGGGATCAAAGTGTTCGTCGTCCTCATCATCTCCGCCTTGATCAAGAAGCTTTGAGACATCAAGGGGTCTATCCCTTTCCTTCTCTCCAACCGTTCTCTTAATGGAGGCTGCAAACTTAAAGGGATCGGCCTTTTCGCTAGCGTCCTTAAAGTACGGGTTATCAGGAAATAACCTCTCGTCCTCTCGCCTTAACTCTTCTGCAATCTCAGCCTCATCGTGCCCCCGGTGGGCCATCGCAATTGCTATGTTAGCAAGCGTTACGTGCCTGCCGCCCGTTAGCTTCCCGTCCTTCTTGGCAAGCGCTACTGCCACCTCATTGTGGCTCTCAAGAGTCAGGATGACTGCGTCTTCAAGCTGAGGGAGGGGCTCCATTAAATGGATCAGGGACTGATAAAGTCCTGACCACTTATACTCCATGCCGTCTGGATGTTTAGAGGGAGGTAAAAGCGTATAGGCACCTCTAGTCAGGTAATCGACATGAAGGCCTCTAAAGTTTTTCTTGGAGGTGTGTCTAGGGTTATAAAGATAAAACCGGGTGTAGCCTTTTTTGCCTGTCTTTTCGAAATTAGAATCTGGAGCGATTCGCTTTGCCTCATCTCCATTAACATCGACATCGATTGCGCAAATATTTGAAGCAGGCCCGAGTGCTAGGGCGTAGTTAACGGGCTTATCTTGATATTCTTTATCCCAGGCCTCGGTTAGCTCAAGCGGAGGGAGCTCATCACACCACTTTTGCCAGCCTTGAATGACGGCTTTTTTACTCCCATATGGGACCGGAAATACTGATAGACCTTTTTCTCTGTATGCTGTAAACGTACCGGGTAACATCATCACCTTTCATCGTGGGCGTGCCTTTCGCGGGGCCGCCCACACTTGTTTAAACGACTTTAATTAACTGATTTTTATTCACTCCCAAACCGAAGTGTTTTAGGTTTAGTCCAACTTCGCTTGGGTTACCAAGAAAGTTTTACTAAAATAAATGACCCACCATGGGTAGTAGGTGACGAATTAGACACCACTAGAAAGAGTGTAAAGACATGCTAATCCAATCAACTAAAGACCTCTCCGCAGGTCGCGCTAAAGTGCTTATTTACGGGAGCGCAAAGGCTGGAAAGACACACTTGGCCGCAACTTATCCTGAAGATAAGACGCTTATTATTTCGGCGGAAGCAGGGTTATTAACGTTACGAAAGAAGAATATTGCGTTTGTCGATATGGGGACTGACGATAACGGGAAGCCCATCCCAGTAGAAAAACGAATCGACAGGCTAGGTGAGATCTATAAATATCTACTAACCGATGAGGCAAAGAACAAATATTCATACGTTGTTCTTGACTCCTTAACGGAAGTCAGTGAATCCGTACTTCAAGAACTTAGAGGGAAGCCCGAATATATCAAAAACCAGCAAGGCATGTGGGGCGAGTACGGAAACAGGGTGATGAAGATCGCAAAGCTTTTTCGAGACCTCCCGCACTACGGGGTAGCGGTCATTGGGCATGAAGAGATCGAAAAAGATGAGACGAATAAACGTTTCACGGGGCTTATGATTAGCGGGAAATCTAAGACAAATCTTATCATGGTCTTTGATGAGATCTATTATTTAACTGTCGCTAAGGCCGATGATGGCGGCTTGAAGCGAGTTTTGTTGACTGCAAAGACGGACACAATTACCGCAGGCTCGCGCCTAGGCTTACCGGCTGTAATTGAGAATCCGAATATGAGTGAGATCATCGGGCTTCAAGAAGGACCTAAGCCTGAGTCAATTAAACAACTTGAGAAAAGCTTGGCGGAGACTCCCAAGAAATGACCATAAACAAAGCACTTGAGTGCGGAAAGGAAATCGATATGTGGGATTTTAGTAACGTAGCTGAAGACGGGGGCCTAGTGCCCGCAGGGATTTACAAGGTTGCGGTTGTTGACGCAGAGCTTAAGGACACTAAGTCAGGCACCGGGAAGATCATTAAAACTCAGTTTAAAATATTAGAGGGTGCGAATGCTGGGCGTCTAATCTTTAGTAACTTCAATATTATTAATGACAACGAACAGGCTATGAATATTGGCCGCGCCCAACTTAAGCGTCTCATGGTCCAAGCTGGCAAAGAAAACCCAGACACCTTGTCTAGCCCGAGCGAGCTTGTGGGTCTGACCTGCATGGCTGAGGTTACGGTTGCGGGCGGTAAGGGTGAATACGGCCCTTCAAACCAGGTCGGCAAATTCACAGCGATTGACAAGGAAGACGCGCCCTTCTAAATGAAAACTCTCTACCCGTACCAGCTTGAGGCAGTAGAGGCGGTGAGAAAGGCTTGGGCACTTAAGCTTAACTCACTTCTCTGGCTACCCACTGGTGCGGGTAAGACGGTTATCGCAATTGAGATCTTAAAGTTAATCCTGATCAAAAATCCTGAAGCTAAGATCTTAGTGCTCCTAAATAAGGTGGATCTCCTTAACCAGACCCTTCTTGAAATAAGAGAGAATATCCCGGGTGCTAAGGTAACGGAGGTTTGCGGGACGAATGGGACGAATGACCTCTCGGGATCCATCGTGGTTGCGTCCATTCAGACCATATCCTTAAAGCTAAAGCTTCCTCTCTTTACCCACGTGTGGGTGGATGAGGTACATGGGGCTGACTTTGAAAAGGGGGCTTATGCGAGATTATTTGCTGAAATTACCCACGACAGGTTACGGACTCTTGGCACAACGGCCACGCCCTGGCGTCCATCCGGCGCCATCTATGGACCGGGTAGATTTTTTATTGCCTGCGATTATCACATTAGTCTTTTTGATCTTATTAGTAGTGGACATCTTGTCCCTCCTGTCTGCAAAAAACCCGAACACCAGTTCGAGACCGCGTCGCTAAGGGTGGTAGCCGGGGATTATTCTGAAAAAGACCTTGGTAACTTAGTCCAAACTGCGAAAGCATCTAAGCAAGTGGAGGATGCTTTGGCCAGACTTGAGGGACGAAATAAGGTCGTCTGGGCCTGCATTAATATTGAGCATGCTGAAAAGGTCCGACATCAAATTGGAGACAGTGCAGCCGTTATTCATAGTGGCCAGGAACCTGATGTCAGACGACGCAATTTTGAATCTTTTACAAATGGAACTGCAAGGCACCTTACATTCGTCTCAGTGGTCAGCGAGGGATTTAATTACCGGCCGATTGATGCTGTTGTGTTCCTTCGCCCTACAAAAAGCCCAGTCAGATACGTGCAGACTTCTGGGCGGGCGCTTCGTACCTTTCCTGGAAAGAGAGACGCTCTTATCCTCGACTATGGACGAGTGGTTGAGTCTCTCGGTCCATTAGATGACCCGATCATTCCCCGTAAAGGTAAGGGAAAACCCAAAGAAGACTCTGTCCCGCCTATGAAATTCTGCCCCCGCTGTTATTCCTACTGCGCATCGGCGGTTAAAGAGTGTAAGGACTGCGGCTATATATTTCCTGTAATTGAGAATTTAACTAAAAAGGCCTTTGAAGGGGATTTGCTTCAAGGTAACAAACCTCGCGTGCTAAACGCGCACAGAATAGTTTTGAGGAAGCATGTCGCGAAATCAGGAAATAAGTGTTTGTGTATTGACTACGGCATGGTGGGTTTGTCTGAATATTTTATCTTTGACAATGACTGGTCGCGGCGTCGAATGGAGTCTAGATTATCTAGTCTTGGAGTTCGTTCTTTTAGCGACATCGACACTACTGTCAATCAGCTTATTAGGGGATCATATGAAATCGAATACCGAAAAGAAGGAAAGTACTTCAAAGTTACAAAGATCCGAAAACTCAATCCGGAAGGAGATTTTACACGAACTCAATCTCCGGGGAGTCTTTTCCTGGGTTAACGAGACATCCGGAATATATACCCAAGAGAAGTGGCTTAAAAGATCCGGGCATCACCTTAGGAAGCTTCCGGATATATTTGGTATTATAAACAGACGGCCCGATTTTGGAAATATAAGACGCCAAGGCGACTTAATGTTAGTTGACGTATATACGCCAATAGACGGTCGCTTCCTCGCTATCGAAGTTAAGAAATCAGAAGCGGAAATGAACGCCAAAACAGCTCACGCCAAGGAACAAGATGCAATGATCGCAAAGCTCTATAACGAGGGTGCGGTAGCCTTCAAAACCTATTCCTGGGAACACACTGTAAGCAGACTAAAGGACTTTGGCTATGACCTGGCTTAATGAAAACACTGACGGCTGGAAAGTCCAAGGATCTCCTGAGTGGTTAGAGAGTCGCCGTAACTACTTAGGAGCGTCTGAGTGCGCGGCTGTTCTTGGATTTAATCCCCACAAGACCGCTCAGCATGTGTGGGAGGAGAAGCTTGGGTTACGTGAGCCTGAGAAAGAGAACTTTCATATGGCCAGAGGTAAGGAAATGGAGCCTTATCTGGTTCAAGAAGCGCTTAAGCTTCTTTCAGGGATGCGTGAAAAATCAAGTTTGGGAGGCGGTCCAGATGTCGAGGTTTCAAAAGAATATCCGTTCCTTCGTGCGTCTTATGACTACATATCGAGAGAGGGAGATTTTGTTATTGAGGTTAAGGCGCCTCAAAAACATTATTGGGAAGTTCCGAAAATGTACTGGGTTCAGGTCCAAATACAACTCCTGATTTCAGGAGTAATGTGGGGCTTCTTTTACGCCAGGGGTGAGGAGGGAATTTGCTACCAACTATACACGCTTGATAACGACTTCATTAAAGACGCCCTCCCCAAACTCCAAAGGTTCTGGGACCACGTGGTTAATAAGACACCACTTATCGAGACGGCTGAGGCGCAGATCGAAAACGCCGAATATGAAGCGATGTTAGATGAGCTCTTTGAGAAGGAAGCTCAGTATAAAGAATTAGGGACTAGAATTGATGCGATCAGAAGTGAGATTAGGTCGGCTCTTTATGCCGACGAGACGAAAATTGGGCCGTATGTTATCCGGATTCAAGAACGTAAGGGCGCGGTCAGTTATGACAAGATTGATGCGCTTAAGTCGGTGGACCTGGAGAGCTTTAGGAAGCCGCCCGTTAAGGTGATGAAGGTGGAGAGGATATGATTTACTTGGTTTATGGATACTCGGGAACTATAGTGGAGGAGTTTAGTGTTTGGAATATCGGATACTGCCGGAACCTAGAGGACGCAAAAAGAAGCGTCAGGGTTCTCCAACTTGAAAATTCCGATTTAGAGGCTAACTACAATTACAAAGAATTAGCATTAATTGAATTCCCGATGATGCAGATAAAAGATAAGCACAATGATTAAGATAGGCGACCGCTATAAAAACAAATTCGGCATAGAGTTCGTAGTCACGGGGATCGCTCCGAATGGTGGCGCGTTTATGGATGTCGCGGGTTCATTTGCTGGGCTTTATTCCTTAAAGGAGCTTAAGAAGATGACCCTTATATCCGAGGGAGAAGCTCCAGAAAAGCCAGCCACCCATGCAGAAGAGATATTAGCCGCGATGAAGGCTAGGGACTGGCTATGATTTATAACGAACCCAGTGACGGCTGGCGGTTAGTCATCTTGTTAATGATTCTAGTTGCGCTTACGTGCTTTGTTTTGGGAACCTCTTAAATAGAGGTATTTCCCATGAAACTAAAGAACGCAAACCTTGTCATCGACGAGGCCCTTAAAAAAATAAGCTTAACTGCGGACATCGATGAAACGGATCCAGTTGATCCGACCCTCATCCCGATCAAAATAACCAATATCTGGTGGAGCTACGGCGAGAACCTAAGGGTTCAGTTTGATTCGACTGAGGTTTATAAGGCTTTCGTTAAGGCAGGCGAGTTTAGCCAAAGCTACGATCCTGTCACGTCAAATATTCTTGAAGTGGCCGGGTCTGATAAGCCAAAAAACGGCGTCTATGCGGTTGAGCTTACCTCTCCTGACGGCAAGCACACGGTCGGAGTCGGTTCGGTTACCATTATGGACGCACCTGATCAGCCGGATCTCCCGGCGTGTGAGCGCGGACCGACGATTGCAAGAATCTTAAGCGCAACTAAGCGCCGCGTTGTTTATCAGTTTGATGGGGCTGGGATCTCTGAAATTAAGGAGCGTTTTGCTGGCCGCTTCCATACCTCTCTTCCTAGCTCAAACATTATCGAGATCGATCTTGACTCTGATCTTCCGGAAGGCGAGCACCAGCTTGAGATCGAAGGCGGGAACTGTAAATCTCCTGTCTCGAAAATGAAGTTCACGATCGAGGGGACGGGCCCTGTGGATCCGGGAGAACCTGGAGAGCCTGGAGAGCCTATTGATCCAAGCTTTGGAGTCATGGCCCAGACCGAAACCCGCTTCATGAATCTAGAGATCAAGAAAGCATCTGACGGCACTTTCTTGTTTACCGATACAGCGGTCTTAGATTTCCCGTCTAATTATCAAATCTGGTACATCTGCGACATTCAAAAGAAGGTCTACAAAACTGAAAAGCCAATGAAGGATTTTAAGTGGATCGGCTCCGGTATTCTTTCCTTAGAAAAGCGCGTTTACCGTAAAGATGTTCAAATCGAAATCGAGTGGAACAACTTTAATAACGGCTGGGGCGGAAGCGATCGAGGATGGTCAACCTCCTTTAATGGACAGCCCTGTCTCGGTGGCCAGGCGATTATTTTCCTTGGCTATGACCACACCGTCCCTAACTGGAAGGGTAAATCAACCGCGCCTGAGTGGTCTGTAAAAGCTCCTAAGATGAAACTTGCCTCCGGTAAGGTCATGAGCTTTCACGCAGCCCTTGCCATGGAGGCGCCCATCGACATGAACGATGAGCCGAATCCGGGCACTTCGAAAAACCCTGTTCCTGTAAACCGCTTTGAACGCGGCGAGACTCAC